GGGCTGCTGCTGTTTGTTCACCTGTACAACAACCGCAGCAACACCACCGAGGGGACGCTGAACGAAATCCCGTTTGGCGTGTCTACGTTGCTACGGCCCTACAAACCGTTGGTGCTGTAATGACCATCCGTCGATATGAAAACATCGACATTAACACCCTGACGTTTGGGAAAAGCACGTTTGGGGAACAGACCACGGCCCAGACAAAATGGTTTACTACGCGGGCTGAAGTTTCCGATGTGGCGAATTCCTTGCGGATCAGTGAGCGTTACAGGCTGTACCAAGACTTAATCACGTTGCGGATTCGATACACGCCCAACGCCAAAACCATTGTGAACGATCAGAACGCATATTCAGTTCGTTGGCGCAATCACGATTGGCGCATCACAGATGCCCGCGAATCAAACGACAGGATGAGCGTGATGTTGATTTGCTATCGTAGCGACCCGGTCACGGCGGTGTAAATGGCGCAAACCAACCCGTTACTGCTAGGCGAGACAATCCAATATCAGTTGGAAAGCATCGTCACGCCTACCCCGGTGTATGCCGCATTCAATCGCAATTTCGCAACACAGCCGAATTTTCTGGTCTGGATGCTGCGAAACATTCATCAGCCGGTGTACACGGGTCAGACGCAAAGCAACAAAGGCATCGACACGCCGATATTCCAAATCTCGGTGTTCACGCAGAGCATTGCCACGGGATTTACGATTTCAAATCAGATCATGCAAGCCTTGCATGGCTATTCGGGTATGTTCGGAAACCCTGCCACAAGCGGTTTTTTTCTGGCAAAAGCCGATGTGACATGGCTTTACAACACGTTTAACAACGAGGAAAATCTAGCGCAAATTGTGCTGGATTGCACCATGTACATTCCGAATTGATAAGACACTAATTTTCAACCCTGACGCAAGGAAAAATCATGGCACTTATCAACAAAGTTCTTCCCGGTTATGTTGCAACCCTTTGGATGCAAGATGAAGTTTCGCCTGTCCCGCTGACCGATGCTCAACTGTCTACATGGACAGCGCAGGTTGCTAACTTGATCGGCGCATCTGCTGGCGGTACTGGCACAAGCACTACTTGCCTGCTGATCCCGGTTGAGAACATCCCCCCGTTTGGCGCTGATGACGCGGTTGCGGCTTACGCTGTGGCTGGTGCGCGTACTGGTGCAAAGATTACTACGCAGAATCAGGTGACCAGCATGGCAATCACGGCCGCTTGGAACAGTGCTGATCCGGCCCTGCTGCTGATCCGTGGTGACGGCTACAGCGGTTCGGTTATCCGCACCTATGTCGTGGCTGTGTATGACGGCACAAACACCGTGGCTTACGCCTTCAACGCTCGCGTGGGCGGCATGACTTGGGATTTGAACACCGCTGCCGAGAGCAAGTTTAATTTCACGCTGCATCCCGTTGGCGGCAACAGCTACGGCTGGTCTACCAACACCTAAGCAAACAAGCCCCCCTGAAATACGGGGGGCTACACAACAAGATATGACACCGCACGAAATCAAAACCAGCGATGACTTGCTAAATTTTTTGGCCGCGCAGGCTGAAAAAGATGGCAAGCAATGGTTCGGTTATTTTCAGCAAAGAATGACCGGCGTGGCTTTGGCGCACCAGATAGCAGCGCGACACGCAGACAAAATGACCCCGGCTGAGGTGGTCGATTACGTCAAGATTCTAAACAACGAAATCTTTCACCGCATCATCAAGCCGGGGGCATAGTATGGCTGGCGTTTCCATCAAGCTAGAGGGCATCGGTGAGGTGGATAAGATGTTGCGGCAACTGGAGGATGATTTTGGGCACAAGGAAAGCGCAAAGCGAGTTCTAGTGCCAGCGGTGCGGGAAGCGATGCGCCCGGTGTTGAACGCGGCGAAAGCTAGTGCCCCGCGAGACACAGGGCAACTGGCCGCATCGTTGCAAATCGAAGCCAGAAGGCCAACGAGGCGCGATATACGCAGCAAATACATTTTGCAGACTGACACGGTCATCGGCGCAATCACAACGAAAGCATTCCCGAAAAAACTGAAAAAGCAGTTTTATGAGGCCAACAAAAATTTGAGCAAGGAGCAACGCAAGAAAAAATTCAAGGAATTCGCCAAGTCGATAAATTTTCCTTACGATGCTAGAGCAATCGCGCAGGAGTTCGGCACGGCATCGCAACCGGCACAACCGTTCATGAGGCCCGCATTAGAAAACAATGCTCAAGCTACCGTGAACAAGTTGGCCGAAGTTCTCAAAAGACGAATCAACGAATACAGAGCAAAGAACACGACATGACAAAACTTGCATCAGCCCTTGGCGAAAAATATCAAGCCAAAAAACTTAACATCTTCACCCGCACGTTTGAATTGGGCGGGCACACGTTCAAGGTCAGGATTCCGTATGTGGCAGAAACAGATGCCATCTACGAAAAGATCAACAACCCAGACCCGGAGCAGGTTGAAAACATTTATCAACTGCTGGCTGAGCCGCTGTTGAAGTTCAAAGAGCAAGCCAGCGAAGGCGTTGAGTTCACCGAAAACGATGTGATTGTGAACGGGCGGTCGATGCGTGAGGCCGCGAAAAACAAAGCAATCACCGAAATCAGGGTGACAGAATTCATCAAATTGCTAGTGCCGGAAAACCCGGAAATGACGCTGGACGATTTGACCTATGCTGAGATTGAGTCGGAATTCCCGTGGACGGTACAGATTGCGCTGATTGAAAAAATCACCGAAGCAATCAGCCCGACCTACAAGGAAACGCGGGGAAACTGATAGGCTCATTGAAGTCGCAAGTTGAGAGCGCGATGATCTTCAATGGGCACACGAAAGAATCTATCGCGCAACTAGACGAAATGACGATGGCCCGCATACAGGTTATGTACGCTGACGGCATCATTGGCAACCAAGGAATTTTGACCGTCTTGGGGCAGTTAACGGCTGGTGTATTTAATTACATGCGCCCGGCGAATGCTCCCGATTACAAGCTAGCCAAGATTTTGGGTCTTGCGTATGATTACATTGTGCCCCCGCTGAGCAAAGAGCAGCAGCAGGATGCCACCCAAAACGCGCTGAAAACGTGGATGAGCGCAGCACCGGGGTTCAACCCGAACAGGTTCAAGAAGCATGACTAATTTTGTCGGTCGACTTGGGGTTACGCTAGGTCTGAACAGCGCGGAGTTCACACGCGGGATTGAAAGCGCCAAGGGGTCATTGCAAGCCTTGGGGGGCTTTGTAAAACAATACGGGGCGATTGCTGCTGCCGGTTTTTCTGCCGCAGCCGGGGCCGCACTGCGCTATGCCGACGAAGTTGTCGATGTTGCAAAGGCTAACGATGTAGCGGTCAGTTCAATCGTCCAGCTACGCAATGCCCTAGCCAGTACTGGCGGGGAAGCATCAAACGCATCTAAGCTGCTATCGAGCTTTACGCAGTACATTGACAAAGCCGCTGACGGTTCCTTTGAAGCACAGAAAACGCTGCAAGGCTTAGGCGTTTCGCTGCAAGACCTAAAAACGCTAAGCATAGATGAGTTGTTCAAGAAGGCCGCTTCAGGGCTTTCGCAAATGGATGACACCCTGACCCGAAACGCAAAAAGCGTTGAAGTCTTTGGCCGCGCCATGAAAGGCGTAGACGTAAAAGATTTTAGCGAACAAGTGAACAAGGTCACTACGGCCGATTTGAAAAGGCACGAAGAAGGGCTAAAGGCGGCGGCAGACGCATACGACATGCTTGCTGAGCGCAGCCGCAAAGCGATGGAAGGATTTGCGGCAACCATTGGGCCGGGAATCAAAGCTGCTATCGAGCAATTTGACAAGCTGACCGATGCGATAAAAAAGGCAGGCGATGAATTCCTGCAAATGGCAAAAAAATACGAAAAGCTTTTTGCCATCATGCCGGGTTTCAGGCTGTTCTTGGCCGGACAGCCGGGAGCAGAAAGCGGTCAAGGGTTGAATCAAGAGCAGCTTGCTGCTCAAGATGCCGCACTTGCGAATAGGCCCGGTGTCGGTGGCGCAAGAACGCCTGTGCGTACCGTAACTGCCGGCGTGAATAAGCCAGCAGAAGAAGCCGCAAAAAAAGAAATGGAAACCCGGCGCAGGGTTATGGCGCTGAGGGAACAGGACAAAGAACGGCAGATCAGAGAATTTGAGGAATTAAGGGAATATCAAAAAAAATACGCTGAAGATCAAGAGCGTGAACAGCAGCGTCTGTCGGAGCAAGCAGCGCGAGATATGGCGCTGAGGGAAAGGGATCGAGAGCGTCAAATCAGAGAATTGCAAGAATTGCTGGACTATCAAAAGCAATATCGAGATGAATTGGAAAGACAAAAAGCTGTCGTGGCTGAGCGCCGAACAATAGATATTGAACGCCAGCAAAAAGAGCGTCAGGAGTTTATTGAATATCTTAGCGCCCAGAAAAAGCAAGAAGTTGCAGTAGAAAATGAGCAAAGTGCAGCAAATGAAAGGTTGAGGCGCGAACGCCTAATGTTGGAGCTAAGCGAAAAAGCGCGGTTCATGAGAGCGCAAGAAGTGCAGCTTGCACAAGAAGTTTTAGGAATTAGATTCAGACATGCTGATGCGATTAAAAAAATAAACGAGAACGAGAATCTTGGGGCGGCGGCAAGAAAAAAAGCATTGAACGAACAATTGCATTTATCTCAGCAAGAAATGGATTTGGCGCAACAGCGTTTTGAGTTAATGAACCGGACGCGCACTGGGTCATTCCTTGGCGGTTTTGAGGAAGCTATGTACCAATCGGTTGACAATGCTATGAGCGCATTTAAGGCGGGACAGCAGACGTTTAACGTGCTGATGAGCAGCATGGAAAACGCGATAACGCAATTTGTACGAACAGGCAAATTGTCGTTCAAAGATTTGGCTCGCAGCATCATTTCCGACATTATTGCGATTCAAATGCGGGCGCAAATTTCGCGTCTGTTTTCTGTATTTGGTTCGACTGGTGTTCCGCTAACCACTGGGCCGAATCTTGTTCAACAGGAATTGGGCCCGTCATTCAATCGGTATTTATCGGGAGCCTTGCCACAAGCAGAAGGCGGGCCGGTGTCTGGAGGTTTGCCATATATGGTTGGCGAACGTGGGCCAGAGCTGTTTGTGCCGCAACGTAGCGGGGCAATTGTTCCAACGCATCAATTGGCAGGAATGATGGGCGGCGGTCAAACAATCAATTACAACGGGCCATTCATTCAGCAGATGAGCGCCATCGACACACAATCGGGTGTTCAGTTTTTGGCGCAAAATAAACAAGCAGTCTGGGCGGCAAACCAAAGCGCACAGCGATCACTGCCGATGAGCCGCTGATATGAGCCTACAAACAATTCTTTCGATCTGCGAATCCGTTGGCATCAATGACCAGCGGTTTGTAGGACAGACGCTGAGCCGCAATCAGAAGCTGACCACTTCCGAAATCTTGACGGTTGTGCCCTTTCAGTTTGAGTTGCGGCCGATGAATTATTTGCTTTATTCGCAAAACAGGACAACCCTGAACAGCTTGCGAATCCCGGACAAATCATTGCAGCAATACCTAAACTTTGGTCAAACCGGCTGGCTGAATTACGTCAAGTATCAGGGTCAAATGACCGGTGTTCAGATCGGAAATTGTTTGTGGCAGGTATCGAGCGCAAACAAGGTACTGGTGCTTGGAGCGTTGCCAGCGTTGGCATCGACTGACTACTTGTTCCGAGTTGGCGATTTTGTTCAGGTGGGCTTGTATTCGTACATCGTGACAGCAGATGTGCAGCGCGGTGTCGGCAGCACAGTCAACGTGCCGGTGCACCGTAACTTGATTTCTGCGCTTGTTAGCACCGTGTCTTGTGTGGCTGGCGAGTTCGGGACAACGGTTGCTATGGGCGGCACAACCTACACGGGCGTGACGTTTCCCGTGGTTCTCAGGGAGTACCCAACCTACAACCTAGTGCCCACGGCAAACGATTCTTTCATCAGTTGGTCGGGGCCGTTCAAAGCATTGGAGCAAGTGCTGTGAACGTCATTACCCCGGTTGAAGGCACAAGCAATATCCGCATTGCGGATTTCCTGCGGATCACGACAGTCGGTGGCACTTACCTGATGACCACTGCCCCCGCTAATTTAACTGTGTCGGCGGTAGACGCAAACCCGTTTCAGTCGGTTGGAACCTTGCTGTCAATCGGAGACATTCAGCGCGACATTAAATCAACGGCAAACGACACGACGATCACGCTGTCAGGCATAGACACATCTATGCTTGGGTTTGTTCTAGGGCAAAACGTCAAAGGCTCACCGATCCAGCTTTGGCACGGGTTTTTTGATACGAACGGGGCGCTAATCACAACAGGCGGCACAGGCGGCTTGTACCAGTATTTCAACGGCATCATCACATCGTTTGCAATTAGTGAGCAGTGGATGGACGAAGCCCGGATGTACCTTGGAACAATCAGCGTGTCGGCATCGTCAATTCAGTTGATTTTGCAAAACCGGATTGCAGGCCGCTACACGAACAACAGTTCATGGCAGTTCTACAACAGCAACGATACGTCGATGAATCGGGTTCCTTTCATTGAGACGATCAACTATCAGTTTGGCAAAGATGCGGCCCCAAATTCGTAAAGCATCGCCATTCGACATCCCGCAGATTCTTGACAGGCTGCGGGATTATCGCGGCTGTATGCCTTATGGCTTTTTGGCTGACGCTGATGACGCTGACCATGTGAAAGAATTGCTGACGCACCTGATGGCAGGGCAAGGTCTAGTGTTGGTTGCCGAACATGAGCAGCGCATTACCGGCATCCTAATTGCTGGCGTGATGCCGAGTATTTGGTCACCGAAACATTTGATCTTGACTGAGTTTGCCTATTGGGTTGACCCGGACGCAAGAAATGGCACAACAGGCTATCGTTTGTTGCGCGAGTATTTAGATGAGGCAATCAAAATGCGCGAAGCAGGGCGCATTGCAAATTGTTTTATCAGCAAGATGGTAAACAGCCCCGACCTAAAATACGAAAAGTTCGGTTTTCAAAAGCTTGAAGAATTCTGGGTGATGTAATGCCGGGATCAATTGTTGCGGGTTATGTTCTTGGGTTGACTGGCTACGCTGCAACGGCGGCAGCGTTTGCAATCAATATGGTTGCTTCCGCAATCATTGCGAAAGCGTTTGCGCCAAAAAGCTTTGGAACCAATGACGCAACGGCTAACCCCGGAAGCCCGACACAAATTGCCCCTGCTGGTAGCAACAAGGTTCCGGTGGTGTACGGCACGGCGTATGTCGGCGGCATCGTCACCGACCTAAGCATCACTAGCAACAACCAGCGGCTGTATTACGTCATGACCTTGTGCGAGGTCACGAATACAGAGCCGGGACAGACCCCGGACACGATTACGTTTGGAAACGTTTATTGGGGCGGCAAACGCTGCATTTTTGACGGCACAGATCAATACAAAGTTATTGGGCTGCTGGACGAATCTACCGGAGTGACAGACACGGCGGTAGCTGGAAGGATGAACATTTATTTGTTCCGCAACGGTTCATCGTCAGGCGTGAACACCGCGCAAACCGCAATACAGATCATGTCAAACGCTGATCTGGTCTATCAATGGGATGCGTCAAAGCTAATGAGCAACGTGGCATTTGCTATCGTTGAAATCACCTACAGTCAGACGGCAAATTTGACCGGCTTGCAGGCTACTAGATTTCAAGTCAGCAATAGCAGGGTCAATCCGGGGGATTGTTTCGCTGACTATTTGCAATCAACAAGATATGGCGCAGCATTAGCAACATCACAAATCGACTATACAAGCTTGACGGCGCTGAACAGCTACAGCGCAACAGCGGTCACCTATACAACATTTACGGGTGGTTCGGCGTTTCAAGCGCGGTTTAGGTTTGACGGTGTACTGAACACAGATGCGCCGGTCATGGACAACATTCAAGCAATGGCATCGTGCGCCGATTGCTTGGTCAGGTACAACGAAATTACAGCCAAGTGGGGCGTGATCGTGCAATCGTCTACCTATACGGTGGCGATGGCTATTGACGATTCTCGCATGGTGTCGGCAATTCAAATCACGCCGATTGATTTGTCTTCAAGCTACAACATCATCGAGGTCAAATTCCCGGACGGCACAAATCAAGATTCGTTTAATACCGCGCTGTACAACTTGGCAGAAATCAACCCGTCATTGCTTTACGCCAACGAGCCGGTGAACAAGCAAACGGTTAATTTGAATCTGATTAACAACAACGTCAGGGCGCAACTGATTGCCAACCGTCTATTGGAGGCGGCGAGGGAAGATTTGCAAATCAAGGTCAATATCAATTACTCGGGCTTGCAGTTGGAAGCCGGTGATATCGTGACCGTGACGAATGCGAACTACGGGTGGGTTGCAAAGCTGTTCAGGATTGCACAGGTGGTTCAGCAGTTTAGCGGTGACGGGCAAGTCACAGCAAGCTTGACCCTGATGGAGTTCAACCCGGCAGTTTATGACGACAAAAACGTCACGCAGTTCACGCCTGCGCCAAACACCGGCATCGGTTCGCCTTTGGGGTTTGGCAGCATCCCCGTGCCGACAATCACCAACGTGTTGCCTAGCGCGGCAATCCCATCGTTTGGCGTAGCAGTCACAGCGTCATCTAACGGTGTTGTGCAATACGCTGAGGTCTACTATTCCGCATTCGCAACGCCGACTGACGCGCAACGCATCTTTGCGGGCACAACGGCCGTCAACCCCGGTGGCAACCCGTACAACCCCGGATCAAGCATGGGCGTGGTCACGCTGACCGAGATTCCGCAGGGTGATTGGTATTTCTTTACGCGCATGGTCAACGCCTTGGGCAGCAGCATATTCAGCGCAGCGTCGAGCGTGTTGGTATGGCGACCGCTGACCTTTCAGTACGTCAACCGATACATCGCTGTTGCTTACGCCGACAACGCTACTGGGACTGTCGGGTTTAGCACAAACCCAAGGAACAAAGCCTATTTTGGGTTGTACAACAATACAACCGCAAACCCGCCAGTGTCGGCCAGCGAATACACATGGTATCAAGCCAGCAGCAATTTCGGCGCGACGAATTACCTGTTGTTCTCAAACAGGCAAAATCGCAAGTTCAGTTTTGACATTGGCGGCGCGGCACAGTCAAATCAGACCGGCACGTTTGTGCCAACTGACACGGCTAAATTCGATACATCGTTGTGGTCGGGTTTGCCGGACGGCAACAATTACATAGACTTGGATGCGCGAACAGGTCAGCTTACCCGAGTTGGCACAACGGCCGTGAGCAGCGCAGACGGGTTGTTGAACATCACGAACAACACGAACGGTTCGATGGTTGTGTCGTTAGAGCGATTCCTAAATTTTGGTTCGGGTGTTTACAGCAAGACCTTCAACGCGGCCACATTGACGATTGACATTTATGGTCGTGTGGTCGGGTTCACTCAGCCCGATGCGTTTTATTTCACAGAAAATATTTTCACAGCAACAGGCGGGCAAACAAGTTTTGCGGTGACGCACGTTGTCGGCAATGTTTTGGTCTATCGCAACGGGGTTTTGCTTAGCACTAGCGAATACACCGAAACCACAACAACGGTGGTCATGAACAACGCCTGCGCGGCCGGTGAAACAGTGGTTGTCCTCAATATGCGGGCGGTCAGCACAGATGCGTTTTATGAGCCGCTGCAAACCACGGTCAGCAGTGTAGGCAGCAGCAGCGTTGTGTATGGCGATGCGCCTTATCAGTTGATTGAAGCTGGCAACGTCATCACGTTTGCCAACACGGGTTCGCCTACGCAATACACCGTGTCGAGCGTAAACACAACAACCAAGACCATCACGTTTACGACAACGCTGGCTGGTGTGACGGCAGGTTTGCAGATTTATCGCTACAGAGCAGCGGGCAGCGCGTACAGGCCATTCAGCCGGGTAGAAGTGGACGTGACGGGGGTGTCAACATACACGCCAACAGAAATTTCGGTGCTGAATGGGTTTGAATTGCTGTTCATCAACGGCACATCGTTGAACGAAATTGATTATGACCTGACACCCCCGGCGCTAGGCGGTTTCCCCGGCGCGTTAACCGGCCGTTTTGTGATCGTGCAAATGGCGGCAAATAATCTTGGAGTGCCTGCGTCGAACATCACAAACACCGTGGCTTATTCTACGAACGGGGCTTTGTCCTACACGTTCCCGAACAACCCGTTGTCGATGCAACTGTACGCAAACGGCGCATTGTTTGCCAAGGGTAGTGGCTACGATTACACTGCGACTACAGCGGGATACAACCTGACAAGCGCCATCAACAATAATTTCACCCTGCTGAATCAGCAGACCTTTGCCCGAGATGGAGCAGCGTAAGGACAACCCATGACCCAAGCATATAACCTATCCCAGCTTGCAAACAATTTAAACACATCGGGCCAGCTAGATGCTCAAGACGGTTTAGTGAATGCGGTTCCGGTAGCAAACGGCGGTACAGGCGCATCGAACCAAGCAAACGCTAGAGCCAATCTTGATGTACCGTCTACATCGGGCAGCGGAGCAACAGGTAATTGGGCAATTAAATCAAACGGAATACAAACTACCAATTTCACGATTGAAGAATCTGGCGGTAAGTTAATCTTTAAAAATGGCGCGACAATTATTGCGTCTTTAAATTCATCTGGCGTATTTACCGCACTCAGCGATGTTGTCGCTGGCGGCACACCATAAGGAGCAATCATGCCAACCACTCTACAAAACTTGAATGTATTGTTTAATGACAATAGCACACAAGGAACAGCTTGGACGGGATTTAGAGCGCAAGCGTTTACTTCCAACGGCACGTTCACAATTCCCACGGGTGTCACCGCATTAAAAATCACGGTTGTAGGCGGTGGTGGTGGATCAGGGGGGTTGCGAGATGATGGTTCTACTGGTTACGCTACATCTGGCGGTGGAGGCGGTGCGGGAGCGGCAATTTCGTATCTAACCGGTTTAACCCCCGGAAATACAATAAGTGTAACTATTGGTGCGGCAGGAACAGCGGGTAGCGGTTCTGGCCCGACAAATGGTGGCACGGGGGGAAATTCTAGTGTTCAATCAGGAACGCAATCAATTACAACGGTCACCGGCAGCGGCGGCAGTGGTTCTGCGGGCACAAATGGCGGCAATACCTCTGGGGGCGCAGGAGGAGCGGCAACAAATGGAACGCTAAATATGCCGGGGCAACGCGGGGCAAATGGTACACCGCAAACTGGCGGCGGTTCCGGCGGCGATACGATATTAGGAAGCGGCGGGACTTCAATATTTGGGACGGGGATTGCTGGGAGTAACTATGGCGGGGGAGCTAGTGGCTCTTATGTGGGAGCATCTGGCGTGTCAGCAGGAGCGGCGGGGGCCGCTGGAGTTGTTATTTTTGAATGGTAATAAATATGAACGAACAAAATTATCTAATGGTAAATGAATCCACAAACATTGTGGATAATGTATGCGTGTGGGATGGCGATCCAAACACTTGGCAGCCTCCCGCAAATTATGTGATGCTTGTGCAAGCAACAACAATGGCAGTTGTTTGGGAATACGATATTGTTAACAAAGATTGGGTATTGGTGCAAGAAATGGGGCAAGCCCAAATCGGGTTTACTTGGAACGGAACAGAATGTATTACCAATGAACCGAAGCCAGAGCTTCCGCAGCCTTAATCTGATAGACAGATTTTTTTGCCTGACCGATAATCAGCGCACAAGACACGATCCGTTTCGCTGAGAGTAATCGGCGGCGCGTCAACACCCGAGAATTGGGGAAGCAATGGCTGTCTTTAACAAAAATTCGCTCACGCAGGTGTCGGGCTTTGATAACCCGATCATTGCTGGTGAGCTTGTTTGGCAACAGCGTACATTCTGGAATCTTGCGCTTACCGGCGAAGACAATGTAACGCCTGTCAACCTAACCGGCGCAACGATTGACGCACAAATCGTTCGGCGCACACTTTCAAACGTCAAGGACACCCGCTATGGGTTGTCGTTCGACATTGGCAACTACACGCCAACCCCAACGCCGATCAACCTGAGCATCGCCAATCGCAACGATGCGCTTGGACAGTTCACGTTGCTGATAGACGATTCGTCGTGGGGCTTGATTAGCAGCGATGTGTCGCTAGCGATCAACGATGTGAACGGCGCAGGATTTTCGGGGCGAATCAAAATCAGTTTCCCGGCAGTTGGATCATCGCCCGCCGAGGACAACATCATTTTCTTGTTCTTCATCGTTCGGTCAGACGCAATCGTAAAAGTGTAAGGGGCAAGCATGGCGAACATTACCGTTCAAGCCGTCCCTAGCAACACGACAGTCAATGTTCTGGACGGGAACAACATCACCGCAGCGATCCAAAGCGGTTCAGAAATCAACGTACAAGTCACGCCACAGGCGCGGCAGGTGGTCAATGTAAGCCGTGGCGTGTCCGGTGCTGCTGGGCCACCCGGGCCGAACACGATAGGCGGGTATCCCATCAGCATCACAAGCGCAACGAATTACGATGCGCTGATGTTCGTAAGCAATCAATGGGTCAACGTGCCGCAAACCGAAATCGCAGACGGCGGTAATTTCTAAAGGGGTAAATCATGGCTAACACCATCCGCATTAAACGCAGGGCTAACGGCGGTGGCGCTGGTGCGCCGACCACTCTTGCCAACGCCGAGATGGCGTTTAACGAACAGACCAATATCCTGTACTATGGCACGGGCACAGGCGGTAGCGGCGGGTCGGCTACGTCAATCATCCCGATTGCTGGCAATGGCGCATTCGTAGACGTAAGCACCAATCAAACGATTGGCGGCACAAAGACGTTCAGCAGCGCGATTGCGGCTGACATTACCGGCAACGCTGCAACAGCCACCAACGCAACAACCGCAACTACGGCAACGCAGGCCAATCAACTGACGACAGCCCGCACCATTAGCGTCAGTTCAGATGCTACGGGTTCGGCAAGCTTTGACGGGTCTGCAAACGCTGACATTGCGCTGACGCTGGCAACGGTGAACAGCAACGTAGGCGCATTCACCAAGATCACGGTAAATGCCAAAGGTCTTGCCACAGCAGCAAGCCAAGCAAGCCTGACCGACTTGGCTGCGCCAACGGCAAATTTCAGCATGAACAATTTCACGCTGAGCAACTTGCCTGAGCCGGTCAACCCGCAAGACGCTGCGACAAAAAACTACGTTGACGGCATCGCACAAGGCTTGCACGTTCACGCATCGTGCGAAGCCGGTACAACCGCATCCCTGGCAAGCATCACAGGCGGCACAGTCACCTACAACAACGGCACAGCAGGCGTTGGCGCTACGTTGACTTTGAGCAACCCGTTAACCGTGCTTGATGGCGTGACGCTAAGCAATGGTTTTCGAATTCTGGTTAAGAACGAAGCCAACCTTGCCAACAACGGCATTTATGTTTACACCAGTTCAACTGTTCTGACCCGTGCTAGCGATTTCGACACCGCAGCAGAAATTGCTGGTGGCGACTTTACTTTTGTTTCTGCTGGCACGGTGCTGGACAACACGGGTTGGGTTCAGACAGAGCCGGTAAACGTCATTGGCACAGACCCAATTGAGTTTGTGCAGTTCAGCGGTGCTGGCACATACACCGCAGGCACGGGTCTGACGCTGACCGGTAATCAGTTCAGCATCACAAACACGGCGGTTACGGCAGCAACGTATGGCAACGTTAACGGCACTCAAACCGTAGTGTTTACGGTCAACGCACAAGGCCAACTGACCGCAGCAGCAACTTACGATATCAACGTAGACGGCGGCACATACTGACGCATCATCCCGGCTCAATAGCCAAGAAGGGAAAGGCATATGCCAAACAAAATTCAGGTTAAGCGATCATCTGTTCTTGGCAAAGTGCCGACAACATCCGATCTCGATTTAGGTGAGTTTGCGGTTAACACAACTGACGGCAAGCTGTTTATAAAAAAAGATGTTGGCGGCAGTCAAAGCATTGTGCAAATCGGGGCTACCGGCCCGACAGGCCCGACCGGGGCGGGCGGCGCTTTAGGTTATTGGGGTTCGTTTTGGTCAACAGCAGACCAAACAGCAGCAGCGGCAAATACGGCATACGCTGTCACGTTAAATAATGCTGACGCGGCAAACAGCGGTGTTTCTATTGCTTCTGGTTCGCGATTGACATTCCAATATGTCGGCGTTTACAGCATCACGTTTTCGATTCAATTCACCAATACAAGCAATCAAGTTGGGTCAACGCAAGTTTGGCTGAAGAAAAACGGTAGCAATTTAGCCGACAGCAATTCGCATTTTGACGTTCAAGACAAACAAAGCGGTTCCATTCGCAGTGAAGTTTTCACGGTCAATTATGTTTTGAATGTTGCCGCAAACGATTACATCGAAATTTTCTGGCAAACAAATAACACAAGCGTTTCGCTAGAAGCAATACCGGCAAGCGGCAATTATCCGGTTACACCGAGCGTCATCCTGACGGCAACGCAGGTGATGTATACCCAGCTTGGCCCAACAGGCGCGCCCGGCCCTACAGGTAGTCCCGGCCCGACCGGGCCAACAGGCCCAACAGGAAACACTGGAGCGCCGGGGCCAACAGGAGCACCCGGCCCCGTTGGAGCAACAGGCGCACCCGGCCCTGCTGGCCCAACCGGCCCCACAGGGCCAACAGGAGCCACAGGATCGCCCGGCCCAACTGGCGCACCCGGCCCAACCGGAACAGCCGCAACCATAGCGGTTGGCACTACTAGCACCCTGACGGCTGGCAGTCCTGCTACGGTCACGAACAGCGGCACATCATCGGCGGCGGTATTTAATTTCGGCATCCCTAACGGCCCTACAGGTGCAGCAGGCCCAACAGGGCCAACTGGCTTAACGGGGCCAACAGGGCCAACTGGCGCAACAGGTAGTCCCGGCCCTACAGGTGCAGCGGCAACCATTGCGGTTGGTACAACCACAAACCTTGCAGCAGGAAGCGCGGCAACGGTAACAAACAGCGGCACATCGTCGGCAGCTACGTTTAACTTTGGCATTCCGATTGGCCCAACTGGGGCGACCGGCCCCACAGGCCCGACGGGGCCAACAGGTGGCCCTGGCCCTACCGGCCCTGCTGGCCCGCCTGGAACAACCGGCCCGACCGGCCCAACCGGCCCAACTGGCCCCGCAGGGGCGGCAGGAGCCGCAGCAACAATTGCGGTTGGCCCAACTACAACCGGCCCCGCAGGATCGGCTGCATCGGTAACAAATAGCGGCACATCATCTGCTGCGGTATTTAATTTTACTATTCCAACCGGCCCGACCGGCCCAACGGGTGGAACGGGGCCAACGGGAGCGCCTGGGCCAACTGGCCCCGCAGGCCCAACTGGTGCAACAGGCCCAACGGGAAACCCTGGCCCAACAGGCCCAACCGGAGCGACCGGCCCCACCGGCCCCGCTGGCCCGCCTGGGCCATCTGGCGCAAGCATTTTAGGCACGACAAACACATGGACGGGGGCAAACTATTTCCGATCCAACGGAAACACAGCGCCGACTTCTGGTTCGCCTTTACAAGCATATTCCGACAACGGCAGCGGGGCCATTATGGCCTTTCATCGCGCCGGACAATACGCTGTTAATTTTGGGCTTGATTCTGACAACGTGATGCGGATTGGCGGCTGGTCTGCTGCTGCTAATCGTTGGGAATTGGATATGTCGGGCAATAACTGGGTTGCCAGTTCGTTTCGAGCGCCAATTTTTTACGATTCCAACGACACCAGTTATTACGTTGACCCGTCCAGCACAAGCAACATTGTCAATCTGAGAACCACAGATGCTGTCAGCAACAACATCAATGGCTTACGAAATATAAACCCAGGTGGCGGCTCTTATGTAACAAGCGCGTCAACCGTAAGCGGAGCCATCAGAATTGCTCTGCCGCAGTCGGTATATCCGATGATCCGGTTTACTGTCCGTGTGTACACCTACGATGGGTTGTCTTTCGACATTTATTGTGGCGGTCATACATCTAGCAATTATTGGTACAACACCTTTGCTTACATGGGGACGCAAAATCGGTCTGCCCTAAATGTAAGATTTACCAGCGACGGAAGCACCATGTATGTATACATTGGTGAATTGGGTTCGTCGTGGTCATATCCGCAGGTGTTTATCACTGAGGTTCAGGTTGGTTACACCAATTATGAATATGATCGTTGGGATAACGGCTGGGCAATTACGTTTAACGCTTCGTCTTACAACAGCGTCCAAGCGACGCATACTGTTTACCCACCAACAAGCAGCACCAACAATACAAACGCTGCATATGCCAGCATTCTTTACGATGCCAACAATACCGGGTACTACGCAGACCCTGCCAACATATCAAATTTCAACCAGATTAACATGCAGGGAGTCCTGCGCCGCAACACATCGGCGGCGGGGTATCTTGAAGGTAATTATCCAACATCTACGGACAGCAACAGTTCGGCTTGCATTTACACCATTGGTGGCTCATATCAGCCGGGGGGAACAAACCTTGGCAATATGTATGGCATAGGCTATACCGTTGGAAACGGTTCAGCAAATCCCGGTCTTGGTTTAGGTGGCTGGGGGATGTATGTTGCATCTGGCGGCGTATCCCGTATTTTTCTTGATTCCGATGGCGGTATCGTTATCAGTTCGGGGTCAATGCGTACCCCCATCTTTTACGATAGCAACAACACCGCTTACTACACCGACCCTGCCAGCACAAGCGTTTTAAATGCGTTGACTTTAGGTGGACGCAGCACTACAAATGCAATGTTTTACCAAGGTTTTACCTTGGATGCAAACACGATGGCCACCAACGCAACGGGATTTACATATTCCGTTAATGCGCCATATACAGGCCCAATAGCTAGATTTAGCACTGATGGAAGCTATGACCTATGGCTGAATGCGCCTTATAGCGGCGGTGGTTATGGCTTGGCATTTAGAACCAGAAACGGCGATACAGGTTCTTTTAACAGTTGGAGATACCCAGCCGTCTATGACATAAATGTAAATGGCGGCGGTGCGCTGTACGCAACAATTTACTACGATCAGAATAACACTGGTTACTATTGCGACCCTGCCAGCACGAGCAATCTAAATGCTGTTGTTGCCGATTCATTAACAGTAACGTCTGGTAGTGCTTACATTCGCGCAAACAGATCGTCTTCTGGTAGTGGTCAGGTCGGGTTTAATTGGGCACAAGGTGGTACAAACCTTTGGTGGAATTATGTAGATACCAGCGGCACAACGCTCAACTGGTACAACAGTGTCTCGGGGTCAAACATAATGACGCTGACCACTGGAGGTTCATTAACGGCATCCGGTAACATCGCAGCCAACTCCGACGAGCGCCTAAAAAAGGACTGGGCCGACCTTGCTGATGATTTCGTTGAGCAGGTTGCAAAGGTCAAGGCTGGCACCTACACTCGCATTGATAGCGGCGAGCGGCAGGCTGGTTCTTCTGCTCAAGATTGGCAAAAACTGCTTCCCGAGGTAGTGCATGCCACCGAGGACGAAGACAAGACTTTGTCGCTGGCCTATGGCAACGCAGCACTGGTCGCGGCGGTCAAACTGGCGCAACGAGTCGTGGAGCAAGACGCAAGGATTGCTCGCCTAGAATCCCTTCTTGACAAACTGATTGGAGATCAGAAATGACCATCACTTACACCTGGGCTGTCACCGGCATGAAAGTCACAAATGTCGGCAGTGAAACCAATTATGTTGTGCAAACGTATTGGACAAAAACCGGCACTGATGCTAACGGCAATACCGGCACGTTTACAGGAGCGACCCCATTTGCGCCGACCCCAAATCAGCCCGGTTTTATTCCTTTTGACCAGTTGACCGAGCAAATTGTTTTGGGTTGGATCGAGCCAATGGTTACAGGTGCATATGCGGAACACGTTGATGGTGTTATTGCAAAACAAATTGCAGACAAAATCGACCCAGTGACCGAGCAGCCGTTGCCCTGGAACCCAACACCGGAGCCTGTCGCACCATGAGTCATTTGCCAATTTGGTATTTGGGAAAAGTTGATTCCGATACTTGCGATCAAGTCATCAAAGAGTTAAGCGCATTGCCATCGCGTGATGCGTCAATGGGTATTGACGGCGAGACAAAGCAACACAGCCACAGAAACACAACTGTTACATTTGCCCCGTTCGAATATTGGTTTAGCGATCAGTTGAGTCAAATCGCGGCAGAAGCAAATGATGTGTGCGGTTGGCAATATGACGTTGATGGCAGGGAAGCAATTCAATTTGCTCAATATGGCCCCGATCAGCATTATGGGTGGCATGTTGACGTTTTCCCGTTGGCAGGCAAGGCAACAGACCGAAAGATCACGACGGTCTGTTTGTTAAATGACCCGTCAGAATTTGAGGGCGGGCAGTTTCAGGTGCGCCTGTATCAAGAATACAGCGCACCATTGGAAAAAGGTTCGGTAATAGCATTCCCGTCAATTTTGGAGCATCGCGTAATGCCCGTGTTATCGGGTGTGCGATACACGGCAACAATCTGGTTTCATGGCCCAAGGTTTAGATGATGGCTACGATCAACGAAACAGAAGCACGGTTAAATTCGCACGAAGCAGTGTGCGCTTTTCGTTATGAAACGATCAACGCAAGGCTAAAACGTCTTGAAGGCATCATCATAAAAACCGGCGCGGTGTTGATTGTGTCTATGGCTGGCGTTATTTGGGCATCGTTTGCTAAAGTGTAATCATGATCGACCCGATCACAGCCCTTGCCGCCATATCGTCGGCGGTTGAGTTGGTCAAAAAGGTGGCTGCGACGGTTGATGACGTTACATCGCTTGGGCCTGTGCTTGGCAAATATTTTGATGCCAAAGCCGATGCGATTGAAGTTGTCCAAAAGTCACAAGAGGGCGGGTTTAAAGGTTCGGCGCTAGGCAAGGCGCTTGAACTGGAAATGGCTATTGAGCAAGCCAAAGAATTTGAAAATCAAATCAAAATGCTGTTTTTCCAAGCGAACAAAATGGACGTTTGGATGCGAATAGCGGCTCGGGCGCAAAGGATGGAAGCTGACGCGGCACACGCGGCACGGCGTAAAAAAGAAGCCCAAAAGAAACACGAACAAGAAATGGAAGAATTGTTCGTCATAGTGATTGGCATCGTTGTGGTGTTCGTTACTGTCGGCGCAACGATCTGGTTTATTATGGAAGCAACTGCACAAGGAACAAAATAATGCTGTCACTCATCTCTACCCTTGGGGGCTTGCTTATCAGTGGCTTGCCAAAGCTGCTGGAATTTTTTCAAAACAAAAGCGACCAAAAACACGAATTGGCTTTGGCTCGATTGCAAAACGAACGTGAATTGGCGATGGCAGCGCAAGGGTATGCGGCCCAGCAGCGCATTGAAGAAATCCGCACCGATCAGGTGATGATGCAGACTGAAGCGCAAATGACAGAAGCGGCGCTAAAGCACGACGAAAAGATTTTGGACAAAGCCAGCACCTGGGTGGCAAATTACATTGGTACGGTTCGCCCAACAGTAACATATCTGTTTGTCATTGAGTTGATTCTTATCAACGGGTTCCTGGCTTTTTATCTCTGGAAGCATCCCGAGATGATTAAAAGCATTGACGACATTGTTAAATATTCGGATTTGATTTTCTCAACGGACGAAATGGCAATGCTGGGCGGCATCATTGGCTTTTGGTTTGGTTCTCGAAACTGGGCTAAGAAATGAAGTTGAGTAAGCCCGCAGCCGACATGATGCACAAATACGAGGGGTATCGAAATCGCCCGTATTTGTGCCCTGCCCATATTTGGACAATCGGTTATGGGCATGTGCTGTATCAAGAGCAGATCAGACTGCCGATGAGCAGGACAGACGAAAAACCAGTGGCAATGATTCGCAAGGAGATGCCGCTAAGACCGGAGCATAACCGTGCGTGGACACGACAGGAAACTGATGATTTATTCGCGGCTGATATCGCGTCTTTTGAACGCGGTGTTTTACGTCTTGTTCCCGGCTGTGCTGGGCATCAAGGCCGCTTTGACGCTCTGGTATCTTTTGCCTTTAATGTAGGGCTTGGCAACCTACAGCGCAGCACGATCCGCATTAAAGCTAACCGGGGCGAATGGGAAGCCGCAGCAGATGCCTTTTTGCTCTGGAACAAAGCAGGGGGCAGGGTTCTGCCGGGGCTTGATAAACGGCGCAAAGATGAACGCGCAATGTTTTTACAATAATTTTTTGGTGATGCGGTATTCAAACAAATCTTTGTGCTGCGGATAACACAGCGCAAACAATCGGGCCAGATACGGGCTGACGTTGTTGTTGATCTTCCATTCGCTGCCACGTTCGGCCAAGGCCGAGTGATGGCGCAGCACATGAATGATTGTTCGGGCTGAGTAGTGCTGAAAGCCAGCGTTGATAACCTTGCTGGCCTCAGACACAAAGCCCACCCAGATGTGCTGGTTGTCACGCAGCCAATCTAGGAATTCCTCGGGGAATTGATCCCGGTTTTCTTGGGCAATGTGCATCACTGACATTACGCCACCCGCAGCACTTCAACGCAGTTGGCATCGCGGTTCATGGCGGTGGTGTGGCTTTTCGGGCCTAGCGTCTTGCTGAGATACGAGGAAATGCTTTTTTGCAAATCCCCAATGTCGTATTTGTCAGACGGCACTTTGACCACATCGCCCACTTGAATGCTGTCAAGATGCTGGCGCAAGTACGTCACCTTTTCACCTTTAGGGTACTTGAATTTGCGTTTAGGTTTTGCAAGGTTTAAGTCGCCAAACCAGCTTCCACCGGGGGTGCAGATGCGGTACTTGCAGCCGGTAGCGTCCAACAAGCGCATGGCCTTTTCCAAGGCCGCGAATTCAACTTTTTCCATGTCGTGTCCTTTCGTGTAGAAGGTGGGCCTACTCAAAGTGTCTATCGGATTGCAAGCAATCGCTAAGCCATCAGCTTTCGGCCCGAATGTCAGAAGCAGTTCGTCGTGCAATTCCCAAAATAGCAGCAGGTAGTACAGGTGACTGTACGGCCGTTGCTAAAGATGGTGTGCGTTGAGCATTGCGCCCATGCGCCCGTGGTGATGAGGGCAATACCAAGACCGGCCAAGATTCGTTTAAGCATGATGTGTCCTTTCAAAACGGCGCGTCGCCAAGTTCGTCGAAACTATCGTCAGAGGGCAGACCTTCATACGCGGTCTTTTTTTGTTGTTGGTGCTTGGGAACAAACGGGAATGCCTTGAAGTAGCCCGTGAATTTGTCCCCTACTGGAAGGCTGTCAATCTTGACCGAAATGTTCTTGCGGTCATCGTCAATCCAAATGGAGCCGTGTGTACTCCAAAAAGTTTTTTTCTCCCCGTTGGAAAGCGTGTACTCACGGGCCGGGTATTTGATTTCAAATTGCTGTCTCATGTAAAAAGTTCCTTCAGTTGGTTGACCTTGGCATCAAGTTCGCCAAGGAATTTGACAATCTCAGCTTCCATCTTTTGGATGAAAACCGGATCGCGGGGCACACGTTTGATAAACAGTTGCGCTTTAGTAGGCATACGCGGGTCAAACACAGCGTAGTCGCACCAAGCCCGCCCGGTACAAGCCATCTGCATTTGCATCTGGGTGTTGTATTTGCCGGGGACGGTCTGGGTCAGCAGCGCGTCAAACATCCCAGCTGTGTTGGGGCACTTGATCTCTACAAGACCGTCAGCGCCCACAAGGCCGTCAGGTGATGCGCCAGCATTGGCAATCGTTGGGTGCGGCACAAACCCGCACTCATCGACCATCTGCCCGGTTGCGATTTCATAAGCCGCACGGGCAAACGGTTCTTGCTCTGTACCCCACTGCATAGAAGCACTGGTGTAGCCGTCTTGCTGCTGGCCGGTGAGCCGTTCAACAACCAACTGCGCCATGAGGTTGTCGCGGCTGGCCGCATAGCCTGACTTAGTGGTTGCCATGAGGTCTGCTACGCGGCTGGCCGTGACCTTGCCTAGCCGTGCGGCAAACCATTCGTCTGTGCGCTGCTCATCCATTTACAGCCCCTTGCTCACGCGCCTCTTTTTCGCGCTGTGCGCGGGCCTGCCTTGCCTTTTTTGCTTCCACAACTTTGGCGATCCAGTGCGGGTCACCTTGGCAAGCTTCATACGCAAGCTTGTACGCGGCTGTCATCTCATCACTGTTGGCGCTGTCGTGAATGTCGGCAATGTGAGCCGCTATCGTTGCTGCGCTGACGTTGCTGGAAGGCTTTACGGCAGCATTCCCGTCATCGTCTTCAGGCGCTATGCCGCAAGCAGTCATCAAGCTGTACCTGCGGGCATAAGTCAGCGCCGATCCATAGCCTTGAGGGTCTTGTTTTGCCGCAGGGACATGCAGTTGCCCGCTATAGATGGTTTCGCCCGATTCGTGAACAAACATCGTCTGCACGATTACGCCATCGTTGCATTCGACGTTTTGCTGCATCAGCGCAATCCCGTGTTTGTTCAGTGCGTCGATGACTGCCTCAACACAAGAAGCAAGGTCAGCATATCGCCCGCCCTTGCCATTGCGTTGGAACGCAGGATTAACGGCAGACTTAAGCGCAGGGCCAAACTCTTTTTGAGCTTTGACAAACGCGGCTGCAATGTTGCTACCAATCATTTCATTTCCTTTGCTTGAAGTTCGTTCAACTGGTCAACCGTGTATTGCAGCAGTGCTGACAACTCACGAATCTTTGCGGTCAGAGCGCCGACCTGCCAAGCCAGCCGGTCAGCGGCTTCACTGTCCCGGTACAGGATGCCAGCCGATTTCTCGATGCTGTTGATGATTGCGTCAGGGTTAACTTGCATTTTTGTGCCTTTCAACGTGTTTAGCTAAGAGCCATCTGTCACCTAATATCCGCACTTGGCGAATCCATTTGCGCTGATTTGCGCGATTGATTTCCCGCGTGACTAGCGGGCTGTTCCACAGTTCGCGCACATGGCGCAGCATTTTGACTTTCATGCTGACCACCAGAAAAAAAGCAGCGCGGCAATCGCAATGCCAATGACTGTGGCGAGGGCCAAATCAAGCCACGGTGAGGCTTTAGGCGTTGTCTTGTAGTGTTGTCTCATGTCGTGTCCTTAGAACGGGGCTGGAGGAAGTTTGGCGCGGTCTTGTTCATCGCGCTGACGTTGCTGGCGGGCGTGTTCTTGAATTTGCTTGCGCGTCCAAGGGACAGGCCCGCCCGGAGGCGGGAAGGGCCACATGATTACGCGGTCAGCAGAAGGTCTTCAGCGGAAGACTTGAGACGAGCGCCATCACCAAACCACGCGTTGTTGATGCGGGTATCGACGTTGTGGCCGCGTTCATGGTCGATGAATTGCGTCACGGCGTTGAGCAAGCCCCAGCGGGTTCCGCTGACACCGGGCAAGTCGCTGCCGATGCCTGCACCGTCGAACAATTCCAGCACCTTCTTGTAAGCGCGGGAATCAGCGTACACCTCTTGCTTGACAAGCTTGCCCGGCACTTTGGCGATCTGCAAAGTGGGCGGGAACAACTCAGACAGAAAGCTTTTCACAAACGCAGAATTGACATCCTGACGCGCAAGCTTGCGGTAGTTGTCCATCATCCCGTCGAACCCGCCCACGATGATGCCAAGCTTGTCGCGCATCAGGCTAGCGTCAAACCGTGCGCCATGCGTGAGCGAAACGCGGGACGGGGCATTTTCGCGGTCAGCCATCGACAGGGTGTTGTTGCAAACAACCCGGACGCTGGTGAATTGACCGATAGTCGCAGTGGAGCCGTCAAAGCTTGTGGACAACAGCAGATAGCCGCGCACAGCGTCATCGCCAAGCACACAAGCTTCACGGTTGACGTTGGCCAAGGCCCAGATGCGCTTGCCGCCACTGATTGCGCCAGCAACTTCAAGGCTGAACCCGGCCGAGCGCACTAGCGTGTCGAAAAACGCCAGAATTTCGTTGGGCTGGTGAATCCTGTAGCGGTCAGTCACAACGCCAAGGGCTTGCTGGGTATCGTTGCGGAAGATCACATTGCGTCCAACGACAGTCTTGGGCGCGGCCGAGCCATCGGGCCAGTACATGACCGGCGACACAACAGCTTGCCAATCCAGACCGGCTTCACGCTGCCACACGTCGATGGGAGCATTAGCAGACAGGGATTGACCAAGCCCGTGCCAAGGCACATCGCCAGCGTAGGCAATCTCAGCTTTGTTGGTGATTTGGTTGGTTTCGATCAGGTGAGCCATTTTTCAGTTCCTTAAAAAGACCGCTTGCGAAGTGCTACGGCTAGAGTGGTAGACAACCTACCCCATAGCCCCCGGAGAGGGGGCTACAGGCTATGTTGTTAGGCGGTGAGTTCAGCAAAGATGTGTTTTGCTGCGACCTTGGCATCTTTGATGGAGTCTACATACCAGCCGGTAAAGGTCTCACCTTCCCGGTCAAAAAACAATTCGTAGACTTGGGCAGACTGATCGAAAGTTGCCCAGATTTCCCGGTTGCCTTGCTTTGCTACTAGTGTCATTTCATCATCTCCAGTTAAGACCGCTTGCGTTGCGCTACGGCATGCCGAGATTCTCGGCGCAACTTAACACCAAAGTAAAGACGCCCAAAAAAATGACCCTAAAAAATGGTCGGGAATGGTTTTGGGTTGTTAAGACCTTTACACTGCGGCCATGAATTCCTTAACAAAAGATCAAGCCATCGTCCTAGCAGGATCAGCCGCTGCGCTGTCACGCCTACTAGGGGTCAGCAGGAGCGCCATTACGCAGTGGGGCTACACCGTGCCAGATGCGCGGGTGGCTCAACTGAAGACCCTACGGCCAGAATGGTTTGAAGGGGGCTTTACGCAGGTTAACGAATCGGTCTAAAATACGAGCCGTCTGGTGTGGCAACTAGGCGATGAACTAGAGGACAGAACCCTTGAGGGTGCTGTGTGGTCTTGCAAGGTAGCTGGTGAGGTGTTTGCCTCTAGTTCAACCGCCAAGCTGCTGCTCTGCCAAGAGCCAAGACCACAGAGCATCTCTCAGGGGTTTTTTGCTTTTTGGCCCAGACCGTCAGGGCGCGTTAGCTGATGGGCCTGCATGGGCTGCACCCAAGGAACACCGACAGAGCGAGACACCCCGCATCTGCCGACCGGCGTTGATTGACCGACCGGTGAAGCGCAAAGGACATGGTGGGACAAGACTTTGCGTATAAGAGAATCAATCCGTCACGCGCACTTGGGCTGATGAGACTGCACATAGATGACTGACTAAATGACAGACCGGATAGCGGATCGAAAGCTGGAGCAGGGAGGATCGGCTATCCACCCTTGGGTAACCTATGCAAGAAAGGAAAGCAATGTTTGAATCAGGGTTCGACAGGTTCTGGGCA